TTGTCCAGTGAGTATCCTGCTTGATCGGACCACCATCAGCACCTGTAATTTCTCGCTTTTCTGTCTGGACCCACCCAGCCTTGGTAGACAGGTAAAGCCTTGCGGCGTTCATGTCGCCACCCTTAGCGGCAGAGATCACGCTCCCAGCTATCTCAGAGATGGCTAGACTGCGACCCTTACGGTAAGCCTCAGAAACTTCTGGCTGGCGCTCGAAAATCGCTCGCAACGTGTTGTCACATATACCAAAATAATCTGCCATCTGTTCTAGCGTGAGTGAGGACGAAAGTTCGAAAACCTCAGCTATCTCATGCTCTGTGAATACTCTTTGTGGGCGCATTTACTTCACCAAAAACCTTCTGTCAAATGAATGATGTGACCTCTCAAGACCTATCTCACCCTGATCAGCCACGGTTATTTTACCACCTTTCGCAAGATATTCCTGAACCTGTTGCTCAACCTCACGGCTTAACCTGCGCTTGTCTTGCTCATGCGCACCATTACCTACGAGATAAACATAGATTTCATCTTCTTGCATCTATCAATAATAATGCAATTATAGCCGATAAAAAAGATGTTTGTTGATTATGATAGCAGGGTCTGTTATTGCCCAGAACGGTTGGACGTAATCAGCGTGGTAATGAGTTGATCCAAGTGTGGGGTCAGGGATGATTTGAAAGTAGACTATCGTGGCGTTGATTACTGCCTGACCATAAGCCTCCTTGTTGTAGAACGCTTCAGGCTTTCCATCGCAGTAGTAGCTGAATTGGCAGTTGTTGCGTCTAGTCCCGCTATGCCTTATCACACCGCAGGGATTGTCCGGGAAGCGATCATCTGCCACCCGGTTCATGATTACATGGCCTATTGCGTACTGCCCCATAACAGGCTGAGAACGACCCTCAAAGTAGATCGCCTCAGCCAAGCAGAGTATTGCCTCAACCATAATACACTTCGCGGATCATAGCCTCTTGATCATTGATCAGTGATTCAGCATGGCGTTTGGCGTTTGCGCGTACTGATCTAGCCATGTCTGCAAGCTTGTTGAAGTCAGTACTGCTCGTGCAAGCCAGTGCTATCAGTCGTGCGGTTTTGTCATCCTCCCAGAGTTCGTGCGGATACTCGCTGGTGGTCAGTAACCAATCAGCTACCTTGCTGATGATGTTTTGGTTTGCTTCAAACTCACCGTGGCGGTCAAAGCAGTCGTAGGCATTGTCGATCAATATTGATTCTAATTTCATTTCGTTTCGTTCTCCCGATTAAAATGTAATGTATAAAAATATAAGTCCTGCGATAAGTGCCAGAAAGAAGATGCCTCCAGCTATTTCCTCAACTACCCGGTAAAGGGGTAAGTCACCAAACAAGAATTTTCTTATATTCATTTTATTTCTCCCGTAATGTTAGTGTGAAAATATTTCATTAAAGATAACGTCAAGCTGCTGCGCTGTCAGGTGTGCATCAACAATAATCTTGATGTCAGGGAAGAAGCTGAACTGCGATGATGAGGAGTAAGGGCCAAATACCTCTTTGCCAGAGTCCCAAAGATAAGTCTTGATATTCTGTGTTTTTGCTGTGTTAATAGTTTTCATGTTTTTTCTCCCGAAAGTGTGGGGGCTTGCGCCCCCCGTTAGCTTTAATGATTTATTCTTCACGGTCTTGCATAAATAAAATACTTTCTACAATCATTTCGTATGCTTCAATCATTTCGTTGCATTTTTTAATACCATCAATATTTTGAGTAGTATTTTCGATGGATGACTTTATTGCTTTCCATTCGTGTAACTGCATTTCAAGATATTCTATTACACCAGAATTTGGCGGTTCGTATGCTTCAAGATTTTTTGTTGTAAGCCCTTCTGTCATGTTGCCATATTGATGCCATGTGCCGACCAGTGCATACCTTATGGATTCTTCATCCAGCCCAGATATAGCCTTCAGGTTATCCATATTTAAATCACCATTGTTAAGGGCGATCTCTTTAATTTCATTCTTTGTCATTTTGTTTCTCCCGAAAGTGTTGGGGCTATGCGCCCCGGTTTATTGTCTTAATTAATTTGTTGGCTTTGGTATAGATTTCTACCTTTGCCCCTCTCTGTGGCCCGCAGCTAGTATCAAAAGCGTAGACCATTGCGTCATTAATAGCCCATTCTTTCCTGTGGTGTTCAGCTAAATGTTCCCTGTTACCTTCGCTGTCGTAGCCACCAACTGTCCAGCAACCCCATTCTTCACACCAATCTACTTCTACTTTGCTCCAGATTGTCATTTTGTTTCTCCCGTTTGGCAGACCCTGTGTCTTGCCGATGTGGTTATATTACTACAACTGGAGTTAGAATCAACACTTTTGGTTAATTTATTTTATATATTTAATGTTTTTTGTGAGTTTTCTTTCTTTTTGCTATTCAAATAGCCTATCCGCTGCGCTGTCACCCAGCTTTCGACCTTCGGATCAACCTGTTGTGGCTTTTTGACATCAAGACCTCTGGGCCAGACATTGTACCGCCTGCGATACTGGTGAGCCGCCCAGCCCTTCTTGTAGCCGTTCTGCTTTCCGATCTCCATCAGGTTTTGATACCAGTGAGTCTTTTCTTCTTTGCTGGCAGGTGCAGGCTTCTTGACCTTATCCAGCCGGGTCAGCATCGTGCTGTCGCTTTCCAATGCTTCGGTGATGGTGATCTCATAGCCACAGGCGCAGCGTAAGCCCTGCATGATCTGAGAGCATCTTGGGCATTCGTTGATAGCAGCTTCTTCTTTTTCTTTTTTCTCGATTTGATCAGTCTCAGAGAATTTCTTCTCATTCATATCTAAATCAGAAGGTTCCATCAGGCCAGCAAACCCGAAGCGCTTAGTGTTGCCTGCGTGGTCCAAATAGATCGCATATTCTTTGCTGTCATGGATTCTTTGGATGCGCCCTGCGCGTTGCTGGTAGGCAATCGCTGACTTCGTGGGTGCGCAGTCAATCAGCACCTTTGTCTGGGGTGAGTCATAGCCTACCCCAAGAAGTTTTGAGCAGGAAAGGATCTTAAACTCCCCAGCCTCATGCCCACTATAAAGCGTCTGTCGGTCCTTTTCCTTAGTGTACCCATCAATGTGTCTTGCCGGGATTCCAGCCTTATTGAACATCTCAACCAGATACTTGCTGTGCTTGATGCTTGGGCAGAAGGCGATGGTCTGGGCGTTCTCACCGTGAGCCAGCCAGTTCTTGATGATGTCCCCAGTAAGCCCTTCCTGTTCTTCTTCCGTCACCCTTGCCACATCGTCAGGATGATAGTCAGATGAGCCTGTTTTGAGCGCTTTTGAGCGCAAACCCCTCACATCAATACTTCTGCCACCGTAGTACCTAACGGGCGCTAAATAGCCCTTTTTGAGCAGTTCTTGTTGCGATACTGGCACAACCATGTCCTGCCAGAGTAATCCCATGCCTTTGGCGTAAGGCGTGGCTGACAGGCCAACGTAGTACATTTTCTCTCCATCCCATGTCCGTATCATCTCGACAATCTTTTTGCTGATGCTGTGGCATTCATCAACAATGCAAAGGTCGAAGTCCAGCTTATCGTAGCCCCGTCTGGCAATGGTCTGCATCGAGCAGATCTGGATAGGTGCTGCCGGGTTAGCGAGCCAGTGGTCGGCCTGCTGGACCCCGTAGTCAATGCCCCATTGGTCAAGCGCCTCAATCGTTTGCTCTATCAGCCTAATGCGGTCACAAAAGAACACAGCGCGTTTTCTTAAACCAGAGTCATTTACAGAGTCCTGCACAGACTTGAGCATATAGGCTGCCGTGTGCGTTTTTCCGAAGCTACAGCAGGCTGCCAGTAGTACCCGCTTATTGCCAGCCCTGAAGCTGGACCGGATCATGTCAATTGCTTTGGTTTGATGTTCTCTAAGTTGCATTATTTTCTCCCGAAATTTTAGCCACAGTTGTCTTTTTGAACCTTAGGGACACCCCTCAAGTTCATTCAAAGTTCAGAGCCTGTACTCATGATTGCCAATTGGCAGAACGATCAGCATCCATGCAATCTCGTCAGAATCCCCTTGTGTCCACTTAACCTGCTTTATCCATCTGACAATGGCTGTCAATGGCGGTCGGTTCAGTCCCGGACAATCATGATTCACGCAAGTTTACCGCCCTGCCGTTGGTATACCCGTCAGGCGGTCAGTGGTGCATATAGGTAAATTTCGATTGAATTAGCACAAGATGTTGTGTTGGAGCGTAAAAGAAGGGATAATTCACCCATGTCGGGTTCCTAATCTTTTGCTCTTCCTTCAATCGGGATTTAGGTATCTGCAATACCACCGACAACTACATCTTACACCCTTCTCCCGTTGGATGTAAAGTGTGAAGGGGCATTCTGGAACTCCCGCCAGTCTAAGCCCCTTTTTTTATATCTTTCTTTCCCTTCCAATAGCCTTGTCAAACCCCCTGCACTGCGGGCAATACCAGCCCACTCTTACCTTATCAATCGCGTTGATCACCTGCTGCGCTGTTGAACCGCACTGGCATTGTTTTACTTCCATCTTTTCGATCTCTTTTTGCATATTGAAATAATTCTCTGAAAATCTTTTATTGTGTAATTCCGGGGGCGGTTATCTTGCTCGACATTTTCCACTTTTTCAATGCCGATGCGAGAAATAAGTCCGATACGATAGTCAACAATGTTCCCGGATAGATACCGATTACATTTTTTGCACTGCTTGTGGCAGTTATGGGAATGAAATGCAAGATGGGGCGCAGATCCTCTGGATCGGTAGTGACCAGCGTCAGCATCGCCACCATGCCCTGAGGAGTCCATATAAGCCCCGCAGGAGATACATGGCTTCCCCCTATCCCTTACCCTTATGTACTTGTTAAAAGCCTTCTGAGCGTCTCTCTGCCAATCTGAGCGCGTCTTTAGCTTTTCTCGTTTGATTTTAGCTTCTTTGCCGACCACTTTCTTTGCAAATCGCTTTGCCCGGTCAGTTTTCGCGTATTCAGCAAGATGCTCAATCGAGCAGAAGGATTTCAGGCTGGAGATGATCGCATCAGTCTCTGGGATCTTCTTCCTGCACTGGGCGCAGCGTCTTGTTTTCATCGAGTTCCTTGATCGCTAAAAAATACGGCCTGACAAAATTGCGGTAAAACAAAACCTCAAGAGACACCAGCAGGTCATACTGTTCTTTAAGTTGCTGCCTACTCATGCCCTCCAATCCGTTCAGTAGCTGGTCTTTTGCGACATGAACCGCCTGCATCAAATCCTGCTCAATTTCCATAAACCTCTCCTGTCCTGTTTTTCAAATAATCTTTCCACGC